GTCTATCTATGGAGACCCAGAGAAGCTACATTTTACAGCTAAGTACACACAGAACTCTTTGTTCAGTAGGCTAGGGTTATACAGCAATCTACCATTGACAGTAGACGAAGTAACCATGATGCAAGACAAAGAGGTTGGTGACTTCTGTTACTGGGTATCACAAGGTAGAGATAAAGCTAGACTCAATCGTAATGCAGAGGAGCGTGATGCTAAGACATGGGCTACACCTGTTATAGTATCCACCAACAAGTCTCTACAAAGCAAGCTAATCGCCAGCGGACTGGAAACAGATGCACAGATGGCTCGACTACTAGAGATACCAATCCCATCACATAGATTGTTTACTAAAGACTCGACAACTGGGCGTAAAATATACAACCTAATCAACTCGAACTACGGGGAGGTAGGGCAATTATATGTCAACAAGTTGATGGAGCTTGGTTCTGATGTGATCCAGGGAATGATAGAGCAAGCAACAAATGAGTTCCAAGGCAAGTATAAATCCAAGTTTACTGGCGAAGAAAGATACTGGGAGCAAGCCATAGTCCTAGCTGACCTAGGTTTGAAACTAGCTAATGATTGGAACTTGATTAAGTTTGATTACACTATAGCTACAGAATGGGTACTAGCACAACTAGGAGCAATCCGTAGAACTGTACAAGACAACAAGGTTGATTCATTTGACTTGATAGCAGAGTACCTAAATGATTCAGCAGGCGCTGCAGTAACAGTAATGCACACATCCACCAACAAACCCACAGTTGATTTATCTCGTATGCCACGAGCTGACATAAGAGTTCGATTCGACATATACCGCAACTCTGAAGTTGAGGAGTTTGATAGAGGCACAATAATGCTTGACCGCACTCACTTCCGCAAGTGGTTGTCTGTGCGAGGAGCTGACTACAAATCATTCACACAAGAACTTGTTGAGGAAAACGTAGTAGCTACACCTAAATCACAGAAGTTTTACCTAGGTAAAGACACACCAGTTAAACTAGGACAATCATACGTGATAGGTATAAACCTTAATCACCCAAGGTTAATGGGTATACTAGATGCTGTTGAGTCAAACATAGAAGACCTGACTCAAGGTAAGTTTAAGTTAGTGTAACTACCTTATATCAACACCATACACTTGCGATATAATATCTGTGATACTATCCCTAGTACTCTTAGGGGTAGTCTTCAAGAATCTTGCACCTGCGCCTAGTTCTGCTGACTTTACAGCCTTCCTAACTTTACCATAGAAATCGTCAATGTAGAACGGATCACCTCTGCGGTGTACTCTGTTGTGGTCTTTTACATCCTGTTCAATAGACCGCATAGCACTCCTATCTTTCATAAGAGCCGCCCTTACATATTGTTCTCTGTAACTTGCTGAGATTGCTTTGGTGTAATCTACAAGTCTCTTACTCATTCTTACTGCGTCATTAGACCTAGTAGCTTGCACTGGATAGAATCCTAGGAATCTAGTTATTAAGTTTGCAGTACTAATATCTCTAGTAACTGTGTAGCCACGGGAGTTAAGTACAGCACCTGTGTTATAATATACTGCTGTGTCCATGATATTACGTAAGCCTGCTATAGGACTAGCTTGTCCAATACGTATCAACTCGTTGGTGGGATCTGACTTAAACGGTACTTTAGCTAGGTCTAATGCACTAGTAACTGTGCCTGCCATTGCACTAAATATAGGCCCAGCAATGTTCTTCAGTTCTTGGGGGGTACTCGCTCCTGCTAAGAATATACCTGTGCCTGGGAGTAGATCACCCAAAGCAAGTCTGCTTGACACTGTGCCACCACCACCAACTTGGTCAGCAAATCCTCTAAGTGCTACCTGTGCCCAGAACGTACCATCTAACCCTACTGCATCAGTGGTGTCTTCTACAAATTTACCCACAGCTAGTTCTACAGGAGGAACTCTAATACCGAACAGCTGTGCTAGTGTATCCACTAGATCTGCTAAGTCGTCAGCAAACGGCAAACCTTTCAGTCCTGCTACTGCCATCAAAGCAGTAAGATAATATACTCTACCTGCTGGAGGTAATGTACGTACCAACTGTGTAGCAATAACAGTAAACTGTTTATACATATAGATATACTGCGCCCATGTACCCCTTGCTATGTCAGGTCTGTTGTACATGGCGTAGTCACCTTGAGATTTATTAACAACCTCAACGGCTTTTTCTTCTAACGCAAACAAATCAGGTTGATCATTTTGATTTACAAGATCATTTTCTTGTTCGAAACTGGCGTCAGTAAGAGTTGGATCAGCCGCCATTCTCCTACGTTTTTCTAATCTGTATGTAGCTAATGCTGAACTACGTCTGTTCTGCTGTTCAGTGTAAGCAAACGGAATCATGTATTTCTTTGTTATTGCAGTCCAGTTTGCGCTGTTAAAGAAATTACCTCTGGAACTTCCTGCAAGTGAGTTAACTAACGCAGCGTCAAGGATACCACGAGATGTTTGTCTGTATAAGAACTGTGCTTCATCCAGGGTCAAACCAAATGATTTATAATTATCACCCTTTAATACTGTATCTCTAATCCAAGCTGGGTCTGCCCATTTTGGATTTTTCAAATCTTTTAAGGCTTTACTTATCTGGATACCTGATTGCATAAAGCCATAACCACCGCCTGTACCTAGTTTAGAATTGTACGTAGCCATGTATGGTATAGCCATCAATGGTAGAGAAGTGAGGTTGACTAGACCTGCAGCAATAGAACCACCCAACTGCATAGCCACAGCTAAGTTCTTCAGTCCTGATAGTGGGCCTTTAGATAGTTCATCTTCTACTGATATGGCAATGTCAGTTTGCTGTGCGTAGAAAGATAAAAGTTTATTACCTTGGTTTCTGTATCGCTCACCTTTACCACCAGTAGGTTTTATTTCAATCTTGTTGCCTTTACGATCTGTAGCTTTTGTAAAGACTCTGCCATTTAGAGGCGCACTTTCTTTATACATATGAGCGTAAGCCTCAAACTTTTCTCTGGCTATATGTATACGCTCTTTGTTACCTGTTCTTTCTGCTGCCTCTACATCTGCCCAAGACTGTTCTAGTACTTCGTAGTTACCTTTCCAGTTGCTATCGTCTGCCATAATCATATTGATGTCAGTACGATGCTCGTTCTTTGCAGCTATAGCAGCTCCAGTCTCAAGATACTCAGATACAGAGCGAATCATGTCTGGGTCAAAACCAGCTTGGAATCTTTTTCTTAGATGTGACCTAGCCTTGTCATGTTGTCTTGATAAAGCCTCAACAATACGCTCTCGTTCTGCCAAGTCTAGGCTAACACCCAAGCTGTTTAAGACATTGACAAACTCATCGTAGTTCATGGACTGGTTGGTTGGTGTGCCACCAGTAGCATCTTCTACTAGGGCAGTCATAATAACTTGTTGTGTACCCCCGTCTTCCAGTGGGACATCAAACACAGTCTCGTTTAGATCACCGTTGTAAGCCTCCGCCATCTCTGTCAGATGTGCAAAGTCATCATTCTGGAAATAAGGAAACGCAGCTGAGAAGTTCTCAGGTAGTTTTACAGGTGCTCCCCTGCTTCCATCTCTGTTTACTGAGAACGCTTGGAATCTAAGTTGGTGTTTACCTCTACGTTTGTATGGTACGTAGGAATCAAATATGGTTTGTTTCGCCATCACATTAGCGTTAATAAGCTGTGTGTCGGTAAACACTTGGTCTTTCATAGGTTGTTGTATGCGTTTTATAACATTGTTTTTATCAAACAGATTCTTACCACTTGCGTCTTTATACTGACGCATACGATCTAAACCATCTAATATACTAGTAAGATCTATAGGATTTTGTTTACCTGCATTGGTTCTGTTGTAAGCAAGTATTGCATTGATAGCTTTCTGTGAATTACCTTGAGGATTATCAAAAGGACTATCATCAGGCTTCATATTTCTAAGGTCTGCTGATGCTTCTGACTGCCACATAGCCCGAGTCACACCATTGATGAAGTCCTCAGCTTGCTGCAATGTTTGTGCGTTTACTCTATATCTGCCGTTGTTTTCTTTCGGCCCCATTTGATATATCTTTTGGAACGCCTCATTTATTTCTCTGAATACATCTAGGTCTTGATCGCTTATCTGACGATCAATGTTTTTCATACTCTGAATATTACCTTCAGCTAATTTTGCAGCAGCTATGTATTTACCCATAGCAACTTTAGCAGCTAGATAGTTCACAGCCCTACGCATATCCACGTATGCTTGATACATTTCTTCGTGCCTTGGATTGGTAAACTTACCATCAGGGCCAATGTCACTTAGTGGCTCACCCAAAACTTTATCTAATGTATGTGTGCGTTGGTTTGCTTCGCTACCTTCTGCGTATGGTATGCCTTGTTTTAGTTGTTCTCTTGATAATGTAGCTCTTTCTACAGCTGCATCGAGAGCCTCATCATTTATCATAGGCTCGCCAGACACAGGGTCTTTTATAATTACATCTGGTGAGTTACGTATGTCAGCATCAGATGTATTTTGTGCAAAGAAAGCGTTACCATAGGCAAGCATCTCACCAACGGCTAACTTTTCTTTCTTGTTAAGTCCTGTACCTAAACCCCAGAAGTCTGCCTTTGTAGCACGTTGAGTCATACTGTCTAACTCTGACAATATCTGACGAGCTGTAGCTGCTTGTCTTCTAAATACGTCAAGTAGTTTTGTCAGACCAATACTACGCAGAGCTGTGTTGTCTAGTGTTTGTAGGTATTCAGCTGCAGCCCCAAACACTCTACCAATATTTTTACCTTTGCCTTTACCTTTGTTTAGATAATCTTGCAGGTCTTTAGGATCTAAGCCTGGGATACCCATGCTAAATCCTTGCTCACCAAGGTTTACTCTTGCTGCTGAGAATCTACCAACGTCAGACT